GAGAAAATTGCTGATTTACCAAGTGAAACCCCAATCAAAACTCCCGTTTCAAACAAGAAAAACGACCAGTTTGAAGCATTGAAAAAATTCAAAAACGCAATAAACAAATAAAACTATGGCATTCTCAGTCGGATCACTCGCAAATTACACCAATGAACAGTCAACTGATTTGTTGGTTAAAGCTCTTTTCGGGAGCAAAACTGCAACTTTGTTGCAATCTTCTAACCAAGTTCAAGTAGGTATCAAATCTGCTGCCGCTTTGAACATCCTCGCTTCAACCGTTTTCTTCCAAGCCGATGGTTGTGGTTACAACCCATCAGGTACAACTGCCTTCACTCAAAGAAACATCACCGTTGGTGCTGTAAAAGTTGAAGAAACCCTTTGCCCAAAAACATTGGAAGCCAAGTGGATGCAAACACAAATTATGCCCGGTTCACCAACTATGATTCCTTTCGAGGAGCAAGTAGGTAGTGAAAAGGCTGCCGTGATTGCACAAACTTTGGAAGTTGCAATGTGGCAAGGTGACACCGCAAGTGGTAACCCTAACTTGAATCGTTTCGATGGTTTTAACAAAATCATTGCTGCCGCTTCTCCTGTATTGGCTAACTCTGCTCCAACCACTTTCACTTCAATCACCGCTGCGAACGTAGACGATATCTTGGATCAAGTATACGCTAACATTCCAGCTGCCGTTGCTGAAAAAACTGACTTGGTTTGTTTTGTAGGAATTGACGTTTACAAGTTGATGTTGGTTAACTTGAAGAACGCCAACTTGTTCCACTACGTAGCCGATGCTGCAAGTGCAATGGAGATGATCTACCCCGGTACTAATATGAGAGTTATTGGTGTAGGTGGTTTGAACGGAACTAACAAAATCGCTGCTGGTTCTTTGTCAAACTTCTTTATGGGAACTGACTTGATTGACGAGCAAGAAGAAGTGAAAATGTGGTATTCACAGGACAACGATGAAGTTCGTGTTCGTTTCACTTTCAAGGCTGGTGTTCAGGTTGCATTCCCTGGCGAAATCGTTTACTTCACACTTTAATTTTTTAAATAATGGCTTGTTTACTCACACAAGGATTCACGCTTGATTGCAAAGATGCAGTTGGCGGAATCAAATCAATCCACTTGATAAGTTGGGTTGATTCAAAATTCACCGTTGCAAGTGGTGAAGTAACTGCCACAACCGTTGCAAGTGGTGATGTTTATGATTACGAGTTACCGAAAGGGACTGGTTCATTGACAATCACCACCAACGTCTCCGTGGAGAACGGAACATCATTCAATCAATCGGATGTTGTTTTCAAACTTCGCAGATTGTCCACCACCAAAAGAAACGAAATGAAGCTTCTCGCTCAAGGTCGTTGTTACTGCATCGTGAAAAATAACAACGATGAGTATTGGTTGGTTGGTAAGGAGTACGGATGTGATGTGACCGCTATGGTTGCCAACACAGGTACTGCGATGGGAGATTCCAACGGTTATGAAGTTACGCTTTCAGCTATCGAAGCGGAAGCACCTTACAAATTACAAGGTTCTGTTGTTACCGCTTTAGGTATCTAACTTTGTTCATAGGCTAAGAAGGGAGGGCGATTGCTCTCCCTTTTTTTGTTACATATTTTTTCGGATGCTATTTTCAATAGATGCTGAAAGTAACAAAGCAAGATTCCGAATATTGGTATGTAACTCTCACCGAAAAAGTGACGATTGCAAACCCTTATTTTCTATTCAGTATGAAGTGCCGTCAAACCGATGCGGTCAAGAATTTCATTTTGACCGACATCAGCACATTCAAGGAAAGATACAACAAGTTTCTTTTTGACGAAGGTGCAACCGATGCAAAGACATTGGAAGTTGGTGAACACGAATACCGAATCTATGCTCAAATTTCATCTAACAACTTGAACCCATCATTGGCTGATGAGTTGGTTGAGACAGGCATCTTGAAAGTCATCCCATTGTTGAACAACGAATTATTCTATCAAGTATCGTGAGCGAGAAAATATACACAACGCAACGAGATATGGGAGTTGAACACGAGGTTCAATTGACCGAGAAATTATTCACCACTCAAAGGGACATTGGCTTTGAAAGGTTCACGGATTTGGTGAAAAGAAATTATGATGTTGATGCTTTGAGGGCGGTTTTTTTATTAACAGAGGATTCATTTTTATTGCTCCAAGAGGATGGAGGTAGATTGGTAGAAAGTTATGAGTAACAAGAAAATTTCACAACTTGATCCGATAGGAACTATTGATGTCAATCAGGATAGTATACCTATCGTTGACTATTCGGAGAACGTCACCAAACGAACAAACCTTGCCAACATCGGACAACGTGTATTGGAAGCCAGTTCAACAACAAACCTTGCCGAAGGGGCAAACCTATATTTCACAAATACCCGTGTTTACACCAAAGTCAAAGCAACTTTATTGGCTGGGTCAAACACATCTATCACCTTTGACGATGCACTTCAAACCATCACCATTGCATCACAAGGGAATGTTCAATCGGTAAACACAAAGACGGGTGCAGTTGTATTGACAACCACCGACATAAGCGAAGGAACAAACGAGTATCACACATCTGCACGAGTGAGGGCGGTCATCTTGACTGGTCTTTCACTTGCCACAAATGCGGTGATCTCTGCAACTGATTCGGTGTTGATTGCCTTTGGAAAGTTACAAGCTCAAATCACGGCAAACCTTTCAACGCTTACATCACACACATCCAACACAAGCAACCCACACGCCACTACAAAGGCACAAGTAGGATTGGGAGATGTGCCAAACATAGACACCACAAACGCTTCAAATATCACAAGTGGTACATTGAATGATGCGAGGTTGAGTTCAGCCGTTACAACGCAAGGAAACACGTTTAACACCGCCAACAAACTTGTTCAATTAGATGCATCCGCTAAACTTCCAGCAATTGACGGAAGCAATTTGACAAACTTACCAATCTCACCTTCAACAGGTGGGGATTTATACCTATTTTACAACTACTAAACTATGGCAGCAAATACATCACCCATATTCGCACTCACCCCTGAACTCTCATTGGCAACCGTTACGGGTGCAACAACGGATAGAACAGGTGCGACAATGACAAACACCGTCACACTTTTAACCGCTGCAACAAACGGCACGAAAATCACGCAGATAGGGGCGAAGGTTGCTGGTACAAATGCGGCAACTTTGGTTTTGATTTTTGTGAGTGATTCAAGTGGGGCGAATTTCAAGTTGTTTGACGAAATTGCTTTGACTAACACAACGGCTGGGACTTTAGATACTTCGTTTAGAGCGGTAACCGCATATAGTGATTTACAATTAAAAGCTGGTCAGGTGGTAAAAGTTGGGACTACGGTTGCAATTGCAGTAGGTGTAAATGTCTTTGCGGTAAAAGGAGATTATTGATGGCAAATTTTGGTTTATTTCGTTCGTTTTCTGAAAAGTTATTTGAAGGGGAATTGCCTGTTAATTTGGGGCTTATTGGTTCTTTTTCTGCTCAATACATTATAGCAACTGGCGGAACTGTTACAACTGATGGAGATTATAAAATACACACTTTTTTAAGTAGTGGTACTTTTACTGTTACAAGCCCAGGTAGTGGTGCTGAATTATTAGTAGTTGCAGGCGGTGGCGGTGGCGGTAGTTATATTGGTGGTGGTGGAGGTGCAGGAGGGTTATTGTATAGTGCAAATAAATCATTTAACGCACAATCGTACACAGTTACTATTGGGGCAGGAGGAGTAGGTAGTACACGAACAGTTCAAGGCACAAACGGCAATAATTCCATTTTTGATGATTTTACTGCTGTTGGTGGAGGTTGCGGTAATGCGGAAGGAATAGCAGCAAGAAATGGGGGAAGCGGTGGTGGAGGCGGAGGTTTTACACAACCAGCAGGTACAGGAACATCTGGGCAAGGATTTGAAGGTGGTACTGCCAATAGTGCAAATGCAGGTGGTGGAGGTGGTGCAAGTGCCGTGGGGCAATCTTCTACTGGTTCATCAATAAAAGGCGGAAATGGTGGTGATGGTTTGGCGTATGCAATTAGTGGTTCTTCCGTTTATTATGCAGGGGGTGGTGGAGGAGCAGGTAATCCGGGTAGTTCATTAGGGGGACTCGGTGGAGGGGGAAACGGTTCAAATAGTGATGAGGGTGGATCAACTAACGCAACTCAAAACACAGGTGGTGGAGGAGGAGGACAATGGCTTAATCAAGGAAAGTCGGGTGGTAGTGGTATAGTTATAATTCGTTATAAATTTCAATAATGCAAGTAGCAGAAATAAAAAATAACATAGTTCAAAGAGTAATCGTTGCCGATTCCATTGAATGGTGTATTGATACTTTTGGGGGTGAATGGGTGCGAACTTACTACAATACGCAAGGTAAAAACTTTGCTGGATTTGGATTTATTTATTACCATGATAAAGATAATTTTTCATCCCCACAACCCTATCCAAGTTGGACATTGGATGCGGAATGCCTTTGGCAACCGCCCACGCCATACCCTAACGATGGATGTCTATGGACTTGGGATGAAACTACATTAAGTTGGATTAACCCAATATGTAACTAATGAAAAACCTCAATGACACCACAGCAGCAATCGCCACCGCCATCACGGGTTCAAGTGCGGTCATCACGTTCGCTCAAATCTATCAACCTTTGGTTACCTTTGGCGTGGGGATTCTTGGTATTATTTCGGGCGTGTTGGCTGTTATCTATTGGGCTAAAAAAATCAATCGCATCAAATGACCGTAAAAAAACCATCCGCAAATCCGCTACCAATTAGCTTTGATCAATTCCGCAAGAATCCAGTCGCTGGAGTTGCGTTCCTCGCTTTGGTTGGCGTGAGTTATTTATACTATGACGTTAAGAGTTCGTACACCGAGCAACTTGAGAATAGCAACAAGA